ATCTACAACATAATTTACAAGGCCGGAAGTTTGATTGCCTCCAGATGTTGGAATAATAATGTCTGAATTTTTAAAAAATAAATTTGTATTTTTATTAACTGTCTGGCCAATTTTGTTGACTTTTATTCTAGATTTATCAAAAGTTTCAATGATAAATTCGTAAGGTCTCATTAGACATAGGGCCAGTATAATAACAAATGGATAGTCGCTGCTACTGCGCCATGCATATTCTACTGGGGCTTGGTCGCCAAATTTAAATGTTCCTTTGTTGTTGTACAAAACAAAATTAGTAGCTGCTCCAGAATCAAATGGGCTTAACAGGTTGCCGTCACCGTCTACAGGAATATGATTTAGTAGTGTAGCTCTTTTATATCTATCATAAATTCCTGCACGAGATCCTTGACGAATTATGCCGCCAGCTAGATCTTCCCACAATAGTAAATTATTACTTGTATATGGGGCTGCTCCGTATTGGTCTTCCCACCAACTAGGTTGTTGACTAAATCCCAACATTTCCCAGGGACAACGATGTGGTCTATCAGTATCGTATAACCAAGTATAAACTCCTCTCCACCATCCGGGCAAATTTAACTGACCGGTCGGGTCTCCCATATTTGAATAAGTGTAGGTAAAAGAATCTTCACTGTCAAAAAAGGTGTTAGTTAGATAATCTACATTTGTTTCAGAAAACCATCTTAGAAATTCAGAACTGATCACGCTGTCTAATTCTTGTTTAGTATATGTAGATGATCCGTAGTATCCTCCAAGAATATTATCTTGGCTAAACAACTCTTCTGTATATTCTTGTTTGATGTTGTTGTAGATGCGTTTTTCTAATTCTAATAATACATCATCTCTAAAATCACCGTAGGCTACTGTGATACTACCATCGTGACCTTGAATGACATTAATAGGAGTTACGTAGGTATCATCTAAAAACAAAGACGGTATGTAAGTTTTATATAACCCCAACTTTGAAGGGGTTGGCGGAATAAAACAGAAACTTGAAGAAACATATTCTTTTATTTGAATAACATCTCCTTCTGTTAGTGTTTTGGATATACTAACAAATCCAAACGTATCATTAAATGTATAATCAATGCCGTGAATCAACTGCACATTGTTTATATAGATATAAACTGCGGTTCTACTTAATTCGGTTAAATTAAATTTTTGACTCAATGCAAAGGTAATAATTCCAGTATCTTCTACAACGTATTCTTTAAGATTGTATGCGCCGCTGCCTACCATATCAGAATCTGCAAACGCATCTTTTTGCGTTTTAACTTTGGACATAATGGCCAAAATTTCATCAACAAATTCAACAGGATCTAGATTGTATGTGGCAGTTTCAGCAAATTTAATAAAGTTATTTTTAAATTCTGTGTAAGATTTTTTTGCGTACTGAATAGATTTAATAATGTTTACGTGTTTATCGCACAGTAACATTATTGCTGTGGGTGTAATTCCCGAGTGTTTTAAAAATCTTCTTGAAAGATTTTGATAACCTGTGATATCTCTTAGATTACTTAATCCTGGATATGACCCACTGAATTGATCAAATAAGTCTAGCGCCGTTGAAACATGATCAACAGCCTGTCCTAGAGTAAATGTTTTTACTTCATTGTTTAAGGGATTTTTTTCAAGTCCTACCGGAATCTCATAATATCCTAGATCGGGATCTGCATCTGCAAAAACTTTAACGGTAACAATGTCATTTATTTTAAAACTGGTAGGAAACGTAAAAATATTCTGATTTCTAGTGTAGCTTCCAGAATATTTTATTCCGTTAACGTAGATTAAAATTTTAGAAATTTCACTGTCTTGGACATTTGCCCATTTGATTCCATCGCTGACAATTTGTGTTGAAGCTTCGGTAACTGCGGTACTATAAATTACTGGCTGTAGATATATTCGATTAGATTTAAGCCATCCGTTAGCATAACTTCCTGTATTATTAAATTTATAATATCCCTGTCTTATGGTTTTAAAAAATACTTCTTTACTAGAATGATAATCAAATGAATCTATCTCCCAGTCAAAATTAAATTCAATATCTCCTACATTGTTGATATTTAGGTAACTTAAACTAAATCCTAATTCAGTATCAACAATACTGTTTCCAACTTTATAACTTACTAGTTTGGTTCCTAGGAAGCTGCTAACAGGATATGTATCCATGTCTCCGTAACTAACACCGTTATCGTCGAATACATCAAATAACGGACTTTGATTTACTGCTGTTTTCTTTTGACTAGGCACCCAAGATGTACCGTTAAAGTGGTACATTATTCCTTTGTTTAGTAGACCTCGTCTAACAAACACTCCGTCACCGATGGTAGAATTTGCGTCAGTAGTTTCTACCAAATTAATTTGTCTGCGATTATTATGAGTTATAAAATTTACTGTGTAAATTCTATTGTTGGCCAATGTATCGGTATCTGCTGTGACCAATAATCTAGCACCATTAAATAATTCTTCACCGTCAACGTTGTAACCAAGACTGCCTTCTATGGTTGAAAATACATCGGCGGTAAAAGTGTCAATAAAATCAACTGGAGTTTTTGCTAGACTACCATGATTGAATAACTGCAGATTTGAAGAAAATTCAATAATAGGTCTCTTGGCTCGAGCTGTTTCGATCGAATCAAACTCGCTATTGTTGAAGCTATGTGCCTGTTCTAGAACTGATCTATGAAACCATCTGTTGTATCTGCTCCAAGGATTTGAATCTTGGCTGGCTCTATTAATTGTAATATAGTCTTTTGATTCTGGATATGTAGCTGCATCATCGAAGGGCTCTGTGTCGAATCCGCCGTCGTCAAACAATACTTCTAAACTCGATGTACTAAGAGTCGGAGGGGATAAATCTTGAAATCTTATTAATTTAATAGATTCTCCAACACCCTCTATTATCCAGGTGTCTGTGGAATATTTTGTAGGTATTACTAAACCAGAAAATCGAACTTTCATACCGTTAGTAAACGTAATGCCGTTGCTACTAACATATGTGGTTTTACCGATAACTTCATTAGTGATATCAATTTTGGTATTTGATTCAATGTCTGCAATAATGAATCTGCCGAATCTATCAATGTCTGTGCTACTTTGATAAAACAGCACATCGGGTGCATCAAACGGTACAGTAAAAGTTAATGTGCCGTTGGTTGCTCCTTGTCCGGTGATTCCTATATTATAATCCAATGCAGTAGCCTGACTAGCGTCTTCGACATACTCCCAGTCTTGACTATCTTCATCTATGGTGCTGCCATCAGTGACCGCAATAAAAGTTTTGGCTTTCCATAACTTGTTGTTGAATACAGCAAATTGACCTTGTTGATATGGTAGGTAGGGTTTGTAAATCAATGACCCAGTATCATAGGCTGTTTTAATAACAAACCCTTCGCCCGGTGCATTGACTTGAAACTTGTATGTTTGTCCTCTATATAGTGTGAGGGTAGGATTTAACGATAGGCCATCCGGAAAAAATATCCATGATGAACCTACTCCTAATCTTACTCTATATGTACTGGTTATAGCCTGCCGTTGACCAAATATAGTAACAGGCGGGGGACCATCTGGTACCCAGTAGTATTCACGGAAATTTACAAACTTGTCCCAGTCAATTGGCGGAGTCCAAGAATAATGATCCTGATCTGTAATTAAGTCATCTCTTTCTAGATTGTTACCAAAAAACTTCAATTGATTTTTAAAATCAATATAATCATAAAAATTTTCTACTTTATCTTTTTCTTTGACTGTGACACCTGGTTCTAGTTGATATCTACTTCTAAGGGTTGTATCTGTGTCCAGATATACATCCGAACCATTATAAGTTTTACCATATCTACGACCTACATAACCAACTGTTTTAGATAATGTACCAGGTTGAACCAACGGATCAACCACTGCAGACATAAATTTTGCATTGGTTTCGGTTTGAAAGACTTCTGGGAGAAGTTCTACAGTTCTGCGAATCGGTAACTGACTTTGAGGGAAAATATCTTTTGCCATAATCTTATTGTGTTGAGTTTACTATAGATGCCACTTCTGCACGTATTTCAACCGCGGTAATTGCGGTGACAATTACTATATCGTCTACGGTTGCACCGCTAATAAAAATTTCTTCTGGTTGACTTTGTATTTCAAATAAACTACCAAATGATTGATCTGGTTGTCTAGGTACAATCACAAGATTACTAACGTCCGGAGCAACTTCATTGGTAATGTATGTAATTAATTCACCTAGATAAAATCTATCTCCGAAATCCCAATTATTAATATCAAAGAAGCTGTTGATTGCTGAGACTATTCTCACCTTTAGATCATTGTCGTTGATTGTTTTATACGGATTTTTAACCACTTTAAATTGTGCCTGCAATTTAGGATCAGCTGTACTACCGAATAAAATTTTGTAATTTACAGGATGATAGATTAATTCATCACTAATAGATTTAATTAAATTCAACTGTTTACCAAATGCTATTCTCAATGCGTCACTGGTTGGTACTTCAGGTTGGGGGATAGCTCCTGATATATACTTTCTAAATTCGGTATCGTAGGTTCTTGTTAAAAGAAAAATATCCATTATATTACTTACACTGGGATCTATTCTTCGATCAATGTTTGCATTATGAATATATTGAAATTTGAGATTGGCTCGACCTATCACTGCCTTATAATCAGATTCAATTATCAAAGTGTTGGTACTTAGATCAACACGCTTTATTCTATTTTCATTACTGGCATAAAAATAAATTAATTGTCCGTTAGCATAATCAGAAATAATAATATTACTTTCAGTTTGTCTAATTAGAATAGTATCATTACTGTTATCAACATAAGAATATGTTGTATATCCAGAAGCATCTGTTGTTTTATAAAAAAACAAGTATTTTAGATCTAGATCTTGACCAACTATCTGTTCAAATGACTCGGGATTGTCAATGACTCCGTCATCGTCACTGTCAGCAAACGATAACTTTATTTCGTTGGCGCTTTGATACCCATCTTCAAATTTAATTACATCACTGACTTCAAATGTTTTGTCATTTTTCAAAGCATTTATTAAACCGTTATCGGGATTTATACCAAGAATATTAACTTTGTCTTTGACTGTTTTACCGGTTTTTCTATCAAAAGTTTTTTGATTTACATCAAAATAAAATCTGTTCTGTTCTAGACTTCTAAAAATGTAATCCAAACCTCTAATTCTTACGTTATAACTGTCTGCTTGTCTGACAAACGCTATAATCCAGGCAGTGTCTAGATTACTGTTAGTAGTATCTCCGGCTCGACCTAGACTGAAATCATTAAGTAGATCAATGTTTGCCGATGTAATAATTTTCCAAGAACTTTCTATAGATTCATAACGTAGGCCAAAATTCACATTCAAACTGATGAGATTAGTTATTTCATTTTCTAGAGCAGTTGGCAAGTTATTAATAAATCTAGGAACAATGCGTGTTGCAATTGCTCCTGTAGGAACAACATCATTAAACACTATAGGACCAAGTCCATTGGCCAGTGCTCCGCGACCAGCATTGGTCCCGTCTCCTGTGATTTTAACAACTTTAACCCAAATTCTATCTGTCTGTTCTACATCTGTTGCACTAATGTTAACAATTGCTCCCTTTTTAAAGGCCTTGCCGGCAGGAGGTTCGAATTTAATCAGTGCTCCTGCAAACACATATTTCAAAGAGTTAGTGGTATATGTTCCAACCTTGAACAATGACTGATCTATGTTGTTGATAAAATATCCTGTGGATGAATTTACATCGTTAGTAGTCTGTGTCCAAAGTGTATTTGAATCTGTGAATTGTATTTTTGTAAAGTTTGTTAGATAAAAATTATAAACATCTGTGTTGGTTAACAACGGTTCGATGTTGTTTCTAATATAATTTATAATATCAATTCTATTTGTATACTTAAAAGACTCTGTTCTTTCTGTTTGTTCTTTGTATATCACGCCATCGTCAGCAAAGACATTTACACTCGAGTATTTTCCGCTGGCATCAATTACATCAAAATTTCTACTGATACCGCTGCTGGTTCGATTAATAGCTTTGACTTTTAAAATATCTTGACTGCTGGACAACGGAGCCAGATTATAATCCTCTCCAGTAATCATGCGATTCTGTGTATAATAAATTGCAGGAGCACGAGCTTTGATACTATCAATGTCTTCTGAAGCTGTTGCAGTGCTTATGGTATATTTCAAACTACAACTAATTAACAGGTCGTGCCTTACTCCTGCTTTGTTTATATAAGGTACAGATATATTAATTGCTCGCATTTCAGCGGGACTAACTGTATAGTTTAGACCGTTGCTGACTCTATAATACGCTTTGAAAGCACCTTGGGGCAAGTTACCGTAGGTACCGTCTGCAAATACCAAATCAATTTTGTCATCTTCTTTGGTAATCACACTATAGATATTTCTTATGTTTGAATTGATACTGTTATAGGCAATATTGCTGCCTGTGATGCTGCTGACTTTGGTCCATTCAGATGCCTGTGTGCCGTCTGAATTTGTGGCAAACAACCAAACATCTGAATCATTTATTCCTGTGACGTCAACAGACACCACTTCATTGGTAGTAGGAACATCAATGCTGAAATCAGTTAATTCTAGACTGCCCTGTTTCAACAACATAAAGAATCCAGTGTTAGCACTTGCACTGCCCTTACCATCTTGTCTATAGACAAATCCTAACTGGCTGCCGGGAATAGGAGGTTCTTCATAATAATCTTCTGCACCGATAAAGCTGGTACTTACCAGTTCAAACGGCATCTTTCTACTGGCTACTATTTTTTCAAAGTTAAAAATTGGCACATCTGTAAAATTAGATCTAAATCTATACTGCTGTGAATCGATGCCTTGAATTGTGTCTGTGCCTTGGCTACGGCCAAATTCAGTGTTGTCTGCCATTGCAGAATTCATAACTAGAATAAATTGCTCTAGCCAATTTGAATTGGTCGGATCATTCCAGATAATTGTTTGGCTGGCAAGATTCTTGTTGTTGCTGTCTAATACACCTTCTGTGGTAGATACTGTGTCAAATTTAATTAATCCTTGTGCAGGAATATTTCTTCTACTGTTGTAAGAAATCAGGCGTGATAGTCTTAACACAGATTCTTTGGTTTCGGCTAGTTCTAAAAAGTTTTCTCTGCTGGCTAGATCAGTACGGAAGGCTAGACTCTGTCCTAAAAATGCTACTGCATCTATCAGTGCTAGATATTCTGAACTTTCAATATAATCATTAAAATCTTCTGGGTAATTTTCACGAAGATAGGTAATAATAACTCTACGCAGATTTTCAAAATCGTAGCTTTTAAAGTCAGCATTTTTAAAGGTCTGATAAATTCTTTTCCAGTCCTGGTTTAAAATTAAATTGTTCTGTCGAGACGTAGTTGTCATTTTCTTTCCCTATACTGATATTTATCGTAAAAATAAAATGCGTATTTTATGTTATTGTGTTATCTCTATCAAAACTCAAACGCAGCGTATCGGTGATATCAAATGGTAGTATCACTATTTCTGCTTCTATACGTATACCCTGTTGTGTGCTATCTATAGACACAGAATTTACTTTTACACGCTTGTCAAAATTAATAATTTCTTCAACATCTTTGGCAATGGCTGCTTTTATTTCTGGGGTAAAATTCTCAAACAGTGTATCCCAGATAATTGTTCCAAATTTGGGATTTTCTAATTTTTCGCCTTTTCTAATATAGAAATGGTTGATGAGATCTTGTTTGATCAATTCTGCATCGTATAACTTGTAGTTTCGTTTGAATTCTTTAGAACTAAATCCTCTGTATCGAAAGTTGCCGGCATTTGCATTTCCTATGCTGGCTTTGTTTTTTGCAATGACTTTGTTGGTGTATATTTTTGCCATAATTTATTTCCTTAGAAAGGAGTGTCGCTTGGTTTTTTGTATTTGCGCCAATCACCGGGTGGTGTTCGCATACTGGTACTTTCGCCGTCATAACGACCGTCAACGTCTCGATCTGTTAGATCCGGTTTGACTTTTGTGGCGTCTAGATTTTCGTGGAAGGGATATGGCTCAGCTGTGGGCATTCTTCTTACTATAACCGATTTGTCTACATCATCTTCATTGGGGGCTGAAAGATCAGGAAGGCTGTGAGTCTTTAACTTCAATGGAATAGACGATTTTGCAGATGTCCTTGCTTCTTCTGGTAGCACTGCTATTTGTGCTGTACTGGCACCGCCTGCACTTGCGGCACCGGGACCGTTCATATGAATTTGAGGAGCAGTTTCTACAATATTACCTCCAGCATTTGTTTCATTTGTGCCGGCTGATGTATTGTAAATATGGCCGCCTGCTTTAACCTCAAAATCACCAGATGATTGTTGAAAAAGATGTCCGGCTGTTTTGATATCTACATTACCTGCAGTATAGTGTTCATACGTGCCATCAGTGTGTAAATCAACATCTCCTGTAATTTTAGTTTTTAAATATCCGTTAATAGTATGATCAACATTAACACCAATGTGTTCGATACGCATATCTTTATAAATCTTGATATCAATTCTGTCAGGTGTTGCTCCATTCACATCTGCTACCGGACTTGATGTAGCTGTATCATTACTTACTGGATCTGAAGGATCTTGGCTAGTTGCATCTGCTGGAGCAAAGGTAGCTCCAGATGCGCCTCCGCCTCCGCCAAAACTAAATCCTTTAGCTACTTTAAAATCCATTCTACCGTCAACATTATGAGTATAATCTTTTGAATAATATTTCTTAACATCGTCATTTACTGTCTGTCGATATTGTTCGTCAACAGTTTCATCCTTCCTTCGTTTTATATGAATCTTTTGATCTCTATCAACTATCAACACTTGATCCTTGCCCACAGAAGTATGCATTTCTCCGGCTACTTTTAAATTAAAATTGCGGCCAACTTCTAGATTGAAATCTCTATCAGCAACAAAATTAAAATCTTGTTTGGTTCTGATGTTGATACTGTCTTCAGCGTAGATATCAATTTTACCGTCGCTGGTAAATTCAATCCAGGCTGTGCCTCTACTGTTTCCAATATAAATTAAATCTTCAGAATTATGAAACAACAATTGATGTCCTGTTCTAGTCCTAATTCTAAAATGTTCGTTGTATGGAATATCTTTTAGTCCTTCAGGATTTTTTACATAGGTAGGAGCCCCGTCAGTGGGCTTAGTTTCTCTATAGTATCTGTCATCGCCGTCATCCATGACAAAATGTGTTCCGCCAAGTCTTTGAACTGGGACTGGAGTTGGAGTAGGACTTTCTCTATTTCCCAAAAACTTTTTCTTACCGTTTCTATCTACAGGTCCAGGACTGCTCATCCCGAACACCATGTTTGGCACATCTCGTCTTGACGTAGAAGTGCTGGTTCCTCTTACTTCATCCCTGGTTAATCCCTGAATTTTAAATCGTCTAGCAATAGGATGTACAGCTCTAGGTATTTTATCAATTTCTAAATTCTTGTCGCCTTCGTTGGCTTTTCTATTATGTTCGACTACTGGCAGCGGATGTTCTTCCTGCTGGTAGTCTTCGTCTGTTTCGTATACTGTGGTTCCGCCGATGGCAGGCACCATGTGATTTTGAAATTTATCTTGGACATTTCCTATCCAATATCCCTGATCTGGTTTTCCGTCTATGAAAAGCACAATACCGGTTACGCCGGTGTCAGGAGGAACCCCCCAGAATCCATAGCTCATTTGAGAATCATCTGCAGTGACATTTTGTCCAGTAAACTCAAAAGGTGTACATCCATAGAACGGACTGGCATATTTTACAAAATATGTTTGACTTTCATTGCCTACTTGATTTCCAGAATCTCTAATAAGCACAACTTCAAGGCCGCCTTGAAACAACAGATCTGCATGACCTATAATTTTAGCCAAATAAGGGGCGCCGGTGAGACTACCTTGTGAATTTTCTCGTTGGTCTTCTCTTTTTTCAATCATATTATTCGCCTGGGTTGTTTAGGTATGTACCAGTATCTGGTTCTGGTTTATCTGTCTTTGTTGGGAATACATCGCCGCTACCGCTTTGATCTTGAGCAGGAATTCTAAAACCTCCTAGAGACTGTGTGAATAAATTACTTCTAAATCTAGAATCCACTTTTGTAATCTTAAACAATCCGCTAAACGGATTAGGACTTTCTCCTTCAGGAAAATAATAGAGGCCGGGAGCGGCAGCGGCTGCTCCTCCAGCATCTGGATCTGCAGGAGTTCTAAAGTTTACCACACACCAGATATCAGTAGCTTCGTGATTCATAGTTCCATTTCCGGATGCTTGTTCGTCGCCTTCGCCGTGAAAATTACTATAACCAAGTTCAGGAAGGAAAAACGGATCACCTAAAATTTCTAAATCTAAGTTTATTTGATTTCCTACACTATTAAGATAAGCCATATAAAATTCATTGGCAATTTTTTGTTCGGTGCTAGTTTGTCCTGAACCGCCTTTGAACGGTATATTACCCGTGGCCATATCTAATTTACCGGAAGCAGCGTTTCCACCTACTGACGGGCCTGTAGCTCCGTCGGCCTGTTTACTAGTCATTGTAGGGCTAGGCACAGAAGTGTTTGTAGAATTATTAGCAACACCGCCCGAGTCTTCAACTTTATTAGGATCAATAGCTGTAAACATCATGTTTTTAATTTCAATATTGAATTTTATAATGTCTGTGTTCAGGCCTGTGTAGATGTAGTTATATTCTTTTTGAGCAGCACTCTTGCAAGCGCCTACTCCTTTGCTTGTACCTTCTGGCGATAGATAAGCACTGTGATGTATTTTAAAAGGCTGTACTCTGTAAGTTACATCTTTGGCAAAGTCTTTAAGTTTAGGATCAAATTCTAATAATTTTACGTCAACATCAGTTTTCCACCAAGTTACCCTACCTTGACTGTCAATCAAGTCTTCTTTGGTTGCTCGATCTCTAGCTTCTTTAGTGCTAAGAATTACTTGATCAATGATGTTAGTAATACTTGTATCTTGACTAAATTGCAGAGACTTTTCCTTAGGATTAATAGACATTTTTCCTCTAATAATTTTTCCGCTGGTTTCGTCGTAGATGTCTCCAGCCCGTTTGGGTTTTTCAGTTCCGCCTTGACTTTCTGGAGTAAATTCTAGATCATTGCCGGGGCCGCGGCCATAGGGATTGTCTCCTACAAATTCAATACTGTATTTGTCCACGTAGGTTTTTTTATTATCTTTTTTCAGTTGATCTTCTCTCTTGTTTAAAAAAGATACCAAACTAAATTCAGGATGATCCACTAGTACTTCGTTACTGTTTTTACCTACAAGTTTTACATCGTTAAAAATTTTATTCATCTGCTGGGATAGTGCCACATGATTATAAGGGAAACATTCTACCTTATAGGTACTGCCAGCTTCGTTGACTGTAAAATTTGCATTCATTAGTTTTACTAACCAATTAAACGGGCCCACGGTCATACTCTCTCCAGGTCCTGTCCAACCTACGAATTCCAGTCTCAACACATAGGCAGCATTATCAAGATAACTTTTGTATCCAGAATTTAAAGCTGCTGCCTGACAACTCTGAAGAAATAGTCCCATACTGTAAGGCTCAAATATTTCAAATTCAATTTTTGACCAAGGGCCGGACCCTGTGCCATTAGTAGGTGCCACCACTGATGATACTGAAAGATTGTCAATAAAATATTCAGGAGCGCCGTAGGCTGTTTGTACTCTTCGGGCACCGTCTCCGCCTGCACTCGATACAATAACATTCGGCAATGGGCCACTTCGATAAGATTGAGAATTCAATTGGGCCGGACTGGCGCAGGAAAAAGTAAACAAACAATTATATGTGGCAAATTGTTCTAAGATATTAGGTAGTGCCATGATTAACTTCCAGCAGTGGTTGATAAGGTAGCATTAATATTAGCTTTAGCTGGACAGAAAATTGTAGTGCCAGGAGAAAAATCGTAGATAGGATCTTTAAGTATTGATCTATTTCTTTGTGCAAATACCCACCACAATTTTGCATCTTGATAAAGGTCAAATGCCAAGAGATCCGGGCGATGTCTGTATTGATTTTCAATGACATATTTAAAATCATCATCGGAAGTTGGAATTGTTCTTAGAGTCAATAATTCCAAGTAAAGTGTATTTTGTTTGGTTATGTACCAAGGACTAGTTTTTTTATAAATTGCCATATATTAGAAAGGAATATTGCCGCCGTTGTTAACATACGCATCGAGATCAAATCCTCTTTGAGAACTTTTACTGTACACAGGCATACAGGTAATTTGTATGGTACTGAGTCTAGGTATAGATGCTCCAGCTGCTTGTATATAGTGAACATCATCTTTAAAATCAACCTGGAAAGATTTTATCACAACAGGAATATGTTTTAATACTGCACCATATCCAGATAGTGTGCAAATAGGTGGAGGATTTCCTTGCGGAGAACTGTTTCCAAAAAACATTTTAGTTAGGCCGCGGCCTAGAGCAATGGTACGTAACCAATCTTGGGCATCTTCTATGGTCTCGACTGGAAATTCTCCACTAATCGAAATATCATCCGAAGTGCTGTTTTTATAAACAGGGTGAGGGAAATTTGCATGAACCAGCTCTTGATTGTTATAGTTTGCTTTGGTTGATAGGCTGAATGTAGGTGTTGTTGGAAAAATAATTTCACCAAACATTGAGTCAATTCTTATACGCCAGTCACCTTCGTTACTGGGATATACTTGCACTACAGAAGCTTGTTCACCTAGTGCTAGAGTGGCTGTACTGGGAATATTTTTTGATCTAGCAGCACTGATTAAATCAAGTCCTATACTTGCCAAGGCAGCAGCAGTTTGTTGTCCTGCACCGTTTAATAATCCGGTGGCCAATCCAGCAATGCTGCCGCCCGATGCAATATTGTCAATAACACTCTTTCCAGCTGTGGCAAAACTGCTGGCTGCGCCGGACAATGATGTCAAACCGTTTTGTGCAAAATTTTGCACAGTTCCGGATAAATTACTAACACTAGATGAATTTATAGATCCAGTAATGCCATTTAAACTGCTGCCAAAGCCGCCACTTAGCCTGTTAACCGTGGCATCTAGACTTTGTTTGGCAATACTTGTATTAGGCATACTAAAATTGCCAGCAGACTGATTTGCAGCATTGGCTAGATTACCTAGATCACTGCTGATTTTTGATGCAAGACTTTTTATCGGGTTTATAGACAATGGCATAATTAATATCCGTTTTGTCTATTTATTCTTTGTAAAATGTGCTATTATATTACTAAAAGGAATAACACTTAATGACCATTATTGCTCAACCACCTAAGATCAAATATCTTACCAACAAGGATTTACTTAGGGAAATACACCTTAGTAAAAATACCTACTGTAGTTTTACTCTGCCCGAATATAGTGAATACGATCTTATTGTTGTTAGTCTTGCAAAAATCAACGTGAGAACAGTAGCTGAAGCAAAACGAAACAAAGCTGTGAAAATGGCAAAACAGGCTCACGAAGCGGCAGTAATTGCTGGTGGTAAGAAAATATCTATTAAAGAATTTGAGGTAGACTATCGCAAGGTACAAAAACAGGATTTGGTATTTCGTGTAATGACCTTTGACCATATTCCTCTGGCGCCAGGGCGCAAAAAGACTTTGAAAAATACTGCCGACAGTCATGACAAAGTAAATTTTCCTCCGTTCCAACATTGGAAGTTTGATGACAACGACAACTTGATTTGTGTGGGAAAAAGTCATTGGAAAGGTGGCTTACTCGATGGGGTTTTTAACAAAGAACACGGGCAAATGACTAACAATCTAGCTAGAATGTTTATCAAACTTTGTGAACGATATGCAACTCGTGGCAACGTTAGAGGATATACTTACAATGATGAAATGCGGGGACAGGCAATTTTACAGCTTACTCAAATTGGCCTACAGTTTGATGAGAGTAAATCGGACAATCCTTTTGCTTATTATACTGCCGCCGTTACTAACTCGTTTGTTAGGATCATCAACATAGAAAAACGCAATCAAAATATCCGAGATGATATTTTAGAAATGAACGGAATGAACCCAAGTTGGACTCGACAAAATAGCGGAAACGGAGTCAGTGGGGCTGTGAGCACCAGTTCAGTGGACGGCAGTGATTGGGATTGATCTTTGTTTAAAATTAGTGTAAAATAGTCATATGAATCTATTTAAAAAAGTTGCTTGTTTTACTGATATACATTTTGGCCTCAAAGGAGGCAGTCGCACACACAATCAAGATTGCGAAGATTTTGTTTCTTGGTTTTGTGAAACCGCTCGAGCAGAGGGTTGTGAAACTGCAATCTTTCTAGGTGATTGGCACCATAATCGCAGTACTACTGATGTTAGTACTATGAATTATACAGTCAGTAATTTAGAGAAGCTGAGCCAATCTTTTGAGAAAGTATATTTCATCCTAGGCAATCACGACTTGTTCTACAAAGACAAACGTGAGATTAACTCAGTAGAGTTTATGCGCCTTTTCCCAAATATTATTCCAATTAGAGAAACGCTGACTCTAGGCGATGTTACTATTATGCCATGGTTAGTTGCCGATGAGTGGCGAGATATTCCCAATATCAAAAGCCGCTATATGTTTGGGCATTTGGAATTGCCTAGCTTTTATATGAATGCCATGATACAGATGCCTGATCACGGAACTATTCAGTCTGGACATTTTGTAAACCAGGAATATGTGTTTACAGGACACTTTCACAAACGTCAACACAGCAGAAATATTCATTACATTGGAAATGCTTTTCCGCACAACTATGCAGATGCAGGTGACGACGATCGCGGTATGATGATGTTAGAGTGGGGAGGATCACCTGAGTTTAAGTCTTGGCCTGGCCAGCCTACCTTTAGAACATATAAACTG